TTACAGATGGTACTGTGTACACGGTGTGTGCTGCTGGATCATCTGATTGTAGCTGCTGCTGTTCATGTAATCAAAATTGCCGACATGGATGCACCAGCTTTGTCAATGGCACTGGCCTCAGCAATTTCTGTGCTATTGGTGGCATGGGCGGTTCAACTTCATGGGACATGATCTCACAATGTTATAACTGCCATATTGGTAACGTTCAATGCAATGTAGGCAACTACAATGCTGGTTGGATTACCAACGTTTGTGATAGTCCAGTATACGGATCTGATATGTGTTTTAGAGGAACCTCTGGATCATACAATGCTCAATATGACTGCTGTGCTGATCACTTCTCTGTTGCAGGTTCACCTTCTGGCCCAATTTCAGCAGGACACGGCATTGGCGGTAAACATATGTGCGTAGGAAACTTGGCCTGCTGTTCAGCACACGCAGCCTTCCCAGGTGGCGGTGGCGCAGGGCATGCCACTGCATCAGTTAGTGCATGTTGGGGCAGTTTTGGTGCCGGCGGCCTTGTTAAAATAACATATAGTTAAGGAGAAATAAATGGCAAAAATAACCAAAATGCTGAGATATAGCGTACCGGATTACTTATATTCGTTGGAAAATACGTTAGGTAAAACTAGTACACAGTTATACGAAGGCCCAGAAGAAATAGTCTTGTGGCTCGATAAAGAAACTGGGTACTTGATGGAGGCCTATGCACCAGAAGATGAACCCGATCGTCCACTACCATTGAATCTCAAAAGAGAAATATTAAAAGCAGACACTGACATAAACTGCTGCAAAATTGGATTGATCTACGGCGGATTAGAAAAACCAAAGATCTACGAAGTTTCTGTTGGTCCAGTTGATCAACCAAATGCCACAGTTGTAGATCCTTCAGATATTAGAGTTGTTTATGACAAAGACAGCGTAACTAGAGATTACACAGCACCTCTTAAATTCTTTGAGAATAAAAGAGATAGAAGTGATGAGTGGCTCAGAAGTATAAGAAATTCAAAACTAGCTGCAAGTGATGGCAAAATTGCTCCAGATATGCCAGAATCTCTAAAACAACAATGGTTGGATTATAGACAAAAACTCAGAGACCTTCCTGACGATTGGTTAGAGGTTCCTAATTATCTTGTGAGATTTCCGCGGAGTCCTGAAGACGGGCCTAACATGGAGTTTGAAGATGAGCACGTTCAGGTTATTAGAATCGCAGACAGAGATGCCTCCGATGCTGATGCTTTACAAAATCTACCCCCAGGCGTTCATTAATTTCGAATAGTATTGTGCTGGCAACAGCACAATACTCAACGCTCGCTCACATTATTCTTAGAGGCCTAGCCCTCAAAATAAATATCGTACTAGATAGCAAAGGTTACGATATCAATGAAAAAAGCATTTTTTATAAATGGCGGAGCAGGCCGAGTACTATGTGCCATTCCCGCACTAGAGCACTATGTTAAAAACACTGATCCAACAGCAGTCATTGTTGTTGAAGGTTGGATCGATCTATATTTAACCAGCAAAATATTAGCAAATAATGTGCATCATGCTACCAACCCAGATCTTTTTGAAAAATTAAAAGATAGAGAAATCATAACTCCCGAACCGTATAAACTAAACGCATACTTTACTCAAAGATGCAATCTTGTGCAGGCGTTTGACATGCTGATCAACTACGATGTTCCTCCTGAAACCATCCCAGAAACAAAAGAATACAATATCTTCATTGGCAAAAAGGATATTGCACAAGCAAACGAACTAGTCAATGAAGCTAGAAATCATTTTAAAAAGCAACAGGTGATAATCTTCCAACCATTTGGAAAAACAGCTGGATTACAGGGCAACACCATCATCGACGAAAGTGGTAGATCATTTGAAGTTGATGATATTGTAAAAATACTTGAAGAACTGAATAAAGATTATGCTGTTATAATGATGAGCGAGTTAAAAATTCCTGGAAACAAAGCACTAGGAGTAATGGTGCCAGAGAGTGTTAGTTTATTGCAATGGACTGCAATTATCAATGCTGCTGATTATTTCTTGGGCTGTGACTCAGTGGGACAGCATATTGCACATGCCTTGAAGAAACCGGGCACGGTGGTTATAGGCGGCACATTCCCTGAAAATATTTCGTATCCTAGCAGCAGCACACTTACTATAATCGATAACGGCAAAGACGAAAGAAAATATTCTCCAATAAGAGTTGCGGTAGACATTAGAATTGATAGACACAATGAAAATCTAATGGTGCTTAGTGACGAAACTGTCAAGACAATTGTCAAACAAATTAAAACCACATTAGGTAAAACTGCCAAGGCATATGTTGAACCTAAACAAGCTGCTGGGTGTTCTGCGCCTGGTTGTGCTTGAAATAAATGCTACAAGGAAAAATAATGCAAAAAACAGGATATATTGCAGGTATTGCTCGAGGACATAATGCAGGAGTTTGTCTTTTAAAAGATGGACAAATTGTATTTTCTATTGAAGAAGAAAGACTATCTCGCTACAAATATGACGGCGGCCCGCTTGCGAGTATGATTAAAATTCTTGACTATACTGACAAGATTGATTATTTGGTAATATCTCACACACAGGGTCATGACGAACCAATAAACGATTTTGTAAGGCAAGATGTGTATTCTGCACTTGCTAGGAAGTTGAGATTAATCGACGATGTTAATACCCAAGTAGTTAAATATCACGATCAACACCATAGAAATCACGCCGCGTTGGCATTTTATAGATCTGGGTTTGATAAAGCAAGTGCTATTATTGTAGATGGTGCAGGTACATTTATTGAACGCCCAGACGGTCAAACCATGTTTGAAGTTGAAAGTATATATGATTGTTCATACCCTGCAGACTTTAAGGAAGTGTACAAGCATTTCGGAGGCAACGGACCTTGGAGGACTGAACACTACAATAGTGATGGGAACGGTACAGAAGTTATAATTAATGACAAAGCAGGTATTGTTAAAGCATACGAAGCTGTTACTAGATTTTGCGGATTCGACTCGATAGAAGCAGGCAAGACCATGGGACTATTCCCCTATGGAGAGCCAAACAAAGCACCAACGATTTATGAAAAATTTGGTGCAAATAAAAATTTAATTGTTCCAACTTATCCCAATGGCGCACTAGTCAATGAAGAAGTCTATGCTGAGCTGGATGACAGAGTGTACGATCCAAAAGTAATTCATAGATCGGTGACTGACCCTAACAATCAACGACAATTGCAGCGTTACGAGCAACAAATGCTGGAAGCCAATGCAGAAGATGTAACGAAATTAGCTTCTAGAAGAAACATGGCCTATAATGTCCAAACTGAATCTCAGCAACTAGTACTTGACTTGATTCTAAAATCAATCAAACGTACAGGTAATAAAAATATTGTTATCAGCGGCGGGTACGGGTTGAATTGTGTTGCCAACTATTTCTATCTACAGCACCTACCGGAAGGTGTAAAGATTTATGTTGAGCCAGTATCAAACGATGCCGGTACTGCAATGGGTGCTGCACTTTATCATTACTATAAAACATCTCAAGATACAAAAGTAAGATCAAAAGATGAAAATTTATTTTTAGGTCCAGTACAACATATCACTGAAGAAGTAGTAATAGAAACTGCGGCCAAGTATGGTGGTAGTGTAACAATAAATGTTGATTACAAAGATGTTATTAAGACTATTAGATCTAAAAACATTGTGGCATTATTTCAAGAACGATGCGAAAACGGTCCCAGAGCACTAGGCAATAGATCATTGATGTTTGATCCAACATTTGCCGACGGTAAAGATTTTGTTAATTTAATTAAAAAACGAGAATATTTTAGACCATTTGCTGCATCAGTATTACAAGATGATGTACACGATTGGTTTGATCTGCGTGGCATGGAAGATTCCCCTTCTATGATGTATGCTGTAAATTGTCAGCCTGGCGTGAAAGAAAAGATTCCAGCAGTTATACACGTTGACGGTACCTGCAGAATTCAAACAGTGACTCAAGAACAAAACTTTCATTGGTATAATCTAATCAAAGAATTTAAAAATCAAACAGGTGTGCCTGCATTGTTTAATACCAGCTTTAACCTAGGCGGCGAGCCATTGGTTGAAACCATCGACGATGCCATGCGTACTCTTTACAACTCAGGAATTAATTACATTTATTTTCCAACTGTTAAAATAATGGTAGAGATTGAACACAATGCTAGAGCATGATTAAAAAAATAAATGAACAAGACATATTTGCAGTTAATCCTAATTTTGAAGTACATGTACATCAGTTAGGTGATACCAAATGTGTCATTGTTGATAACTTTTATCTTAATCCTGACAAAGTTAGAGAATTGGCTCTTTCTATTCCTGCATCCAAGAGCATGATTAGAAACACATACCCTGGCTTGTCAATTAGTCTTGGAATTGATCTAACAAGTTTAGCCGATACATTTGTTAAACTAATCAGTGAAAATTTCAATGACGGTCCTCGCAAGATCGACAAAGACATACGCGAAACATTCAAGTTTATAACATTTATGGTAAATGTAATGCAAGGCCAAGATCAGCCAACTCCTCACAGAGATAGTGCAGATCCGGGTAGATTCGCAGCATCAGTATATTTAAACTACAATGACGAATCTCACGGCGGCACAGCTTTTTATTCTGACACCGGACAGCAACTGGGATATGCAGAAATGGCTTTTAATAGATTGATATTATATAGGCAAACTGATGTTCACACCGCAGTAATGCAACCTGATTGGTTTGTTGGAGATGCCTAC